TCTTTCGAGATTTCTTACTGCACCTCACGATTAAAAGAATAACTCCATAACCGCTTTGTCTTGCCCTCAATATTCCCTCATGCCGAAGTCCATCGGCTGGTCTGCTTCTATTTTAAATTAAGTCTTAAAGCTTGACTTTTTTATTTTTAAAAGTCTTTTTATCAACCTTCGCGACTCATATTATACAAGTGTTTTAATGTGTCAAGCATTATTTTTAAAAATAATTAAAATAATTTAATCCCATATTGTATAAGATGGAATAATAACAAATATAATTGAAAAAAGAATAGAAGCTAAAATATAAGCTGTCCTTTGGTCTTGTTCCCAATTTATAAAATTAATATCCCCTAGAACAAAAGAGAAAAATAAATAAAGAATAACCGCAATATGCACTATTATTCCAACAATTGTAAAGTATTTCATGATTTTAAATATTTATTTTTAGCCATTTTATATAAAAGTTTTGCTTGCCAGTTCCAAAGTTCAAATTTACATTCATCTTTTAAAACTTCATAAGTTATAGAATCCTCCCAGACTACTTTACAAAAAATAATTTTACCAAAAAATTTATCATTAAAATAATAAGAAAAATTACGATTTTTATAATTAGAATAATAAGAATAAAGAATCTTTAACTCACCCCTGTCTTTGATTGTGCATTTATTTCCTTTAATCAAAATTAACAACACTATAAAATTAAATATTTTTCTCATAAATTTACCAAGTTAATTTACTTAATTCAAACAATGCTATCATCACTATAAATACAACTACGGGTTCCATAATCTCTCCTTTGTTTTTAAATAAAATTTAGCTAAACTTTTAGCTTTAAATGGAAATTCCACAAAACCATTATTTGTTAATAATTTTTCACTAACAATATTATTTTTAACAAAAGCACCAATATTTTTATTGCGGTGAAGCTTTAAAAACTTTGGCAACTCTCTTGACATAATACCTTGTCCCCAATAGTCAGGGTGAATATTATATTGTATTTCCCAAACCGATTTAAGCTTTTCATCTTTAAGCAAAAATATATCGCCAATTTGTCGATTATCTTTAAAGATTGGTTCGTGTATCATCATAAGTTAATAACATTTATTAATTCTAATTGTGATTTCGGAATTACTTCGTCAATCCACTTATTCTTAATAATACAGCTATCCGCACTCGAAAGAATAATCTTCGCTTGCGAATAGCCTTTTAATGTTTCGGCTTTATCCACTCCCTTTATATCTTCTTTTTCAAGAAAATTGTCAAGTATGATAAAGCTAAAAATATTATTTTTAAGCTCAATAATTGCATCAACAAAATTATCAACACAAGTTAAATTAACATCTAATATTTTAGCTTGATGTTTTAATAACATTGTTAATATTTCGCTGTCTTCAATTAATAGAATTTTCAAATCTCTCCTTTTATTTTTTTACCCACTCAGTTTTTACAATTTCTTTTGGGATTACTTCTCCCTCAAATTCAGCTTTGCAATAATAGTCTCCAGAAAATTCCGTTGAAAATCTATAAAACTTCCCAGTTGGAATATGCTTCATTATTTGGATTTCATAAACATATTTCGGATTGATATCTGCATCTCTTTCAGATTTTACCAATTTAAGTTCATCAAAATCGTCAGGGGTTTTAGCTTCTGTAATCTCGCTTACAATTTCTTCAATTGTTTTTGGCTTTTTAAACATATCGATCAATATGTCATTATTTATTGCAAGTCCAATTTTATAAAGCAGGTTTTTGACATCATCGTCTACCCGATATTCTATTTCTTCTGTATAATAATTATCAACATTTGTTTTTTCGTAATTTTTATCTGAAAAATCATTAATTAAATTTTCTATTTCTTTTTTCATAGTTTCGGTCATATTTTTTAGTTTTTAAAGTTAATAATAAACTCATCTAGGTTAAAAGATGAATTTTGTTTTATAATTTCGTCGATTTTTTTAAAATTACCCGCCGATATTAAAGTTTCGTATTGCTCAATGCTATCAAAATATTTAAGAAAAATATCTCTGTTCTGATGATAAAGTTTTGCTTTACTTGCATTTGCGATAGTTTTTGCAAGTATGTGTTTAATATGAGTCATTCGCCTCCCAGAATTTGCTTTGTTTGCCGTTAAAGTTAAATAAAATGTCCCCGCATTCGCCTTCACGATTCTTAGAAACAATTATATCTGCTTTACCCTTTACATTATTGTAGCATGTAAGCCAATCGCCATAATGTTTTGAGTGTTCGGGAACTTTTTCTCGCTCCAAGAAATATTCTTCTCTATGTGTAAACATAACAATATCCGCATTTTGTTCTATAGCTCCCGAGTCTCTTAAGTCGCTTAAGATTGGTCTTTTGTTTTCTCTAGAATCTCCAGCTCTTGATAATTGCGACAAAGCTACAACAACAATATTGAAGTCTTTTGCTATTTTCTTTAAACCTTCGGCAATTCTTGATATTTGTTGCTCTCTTGAAAATTCCTTACCAGAACTTGCGATTAATTGTAAATAGTCAATACAAATCATTTTAATATCATTTTTAAGCATTGCCCGTTTAATTTTGCTTCTGATCGTTAAAAGATTTATGCCGTTTTCTTGATCGAGAATCAAATTATAATCCTTCCAAGTGTGCCTATTGTTTTCTATTGATAGCTTGTCGGCTTCGGTTGTTGCTCCGATTTTTAATCTATAAGCACTAGCTCCAGTTGTTTCATTTAGAAACTTTCTTGCTAAGCTTTTGTCCGATACTTCCATTGAGAAAAATAAAACTCCATGGCTTAAAGAAACATTTTTAGCAAAGTTCAAACAAAATGTAGTTTTTCCGCTTGATGGTCTGCCACCGATAATAACTAGATTACCAAGCTCAAAGCCTCCAGTTAGAATATCTAATTTATCAAATCCTGTAAAGATTAACTCTTTTTGATGATTAGATAAAACATCATCTATAACTTTATCAATCTTTTTAGGCTGATTAGACATATTTATTGATATGTCGGCTATTAAAGTTAATATCTTTTTTAACTCTCTTATTTGCCATAACCTAATTACTTCATTTGAATAAGATTCCATATCAGCTAATCCAGCAGTAGCATTAGACAGGTTTTTAATAATTTTAGTATCGATTCCATTGTTTTTAACAAATGTTGAAATAATTTTAAAGTCAACAACCTCACCAGCTCCAATTCTTTTAATAACTTCTTCAAAAATCTTTTGGTAATCATCGAAGTAAAAATGTTTAGCTTCTAGGTTTGGTGATTTTAACAAATACATGTTATTTGAAAGAATAGTGCCTAGTAAGGCTTCTTCTATCTCTTGATTAAAATTTTCTTGTTCCATGTTATTTGTTTAAAAGATGTTGATATTCACTTAAAAATTTAGGCTCATCATTAGTTTTGGTGTTATTGTTAAAGTTATTCCCTTCCCAAGTTCTAACACACGCTTTCCAATCTTTCATTGCATTTTTACCAACTTTCCAGCCGTTAGCTTCGTAGTAATTGAAAAATTTATTTACATCAACATTATTTTTTCTCTCAAAACAATAATCTTTAATTTCTTGAATATTTGGCTTTATAAATCTTTTAGTTTTAACCGTGTCGATTTCGACACCTTTAGAATTATTATTTAAATTATCATTTATTAATTCTGATTTACATTCTTCATTATGATTTACATTAACATTTACATTAGCTTCATCTTTGCTTATTGTTTGCTTCGGTTTTGCTTCGGTTTTGCTTATCTTTTGCTTTTTTTTACAACCATTTTCAAACCTTTTTCTATTGGCATCAAGTTGCGGTTTTATTAGCTCAAACATACCTTGAGGTGTCCCTTCTAATAAACTTAGATTTCCATCTAAAGCATAAGAGCAAATAGCCTCAAAAAGTTGTGCTTTTTCGACCTGATTTAGATGTTTTGTGGCAGAAAAAAAACTGCGATAAAATATGAAACTATCTCTAGTTTTGTTTTGATTTGTCATAAATTCCGTTATCCTGTATAAATGTTATTATTCCATTTTCCATTTCGTAAAGAGCTTCTTTAATTCTTTTTTGAACTAAAGGGGGCATAGGAAAACCTTTTATATCGTCAAATAACCTAGCTATTTGTCTATTTTTTTGTCTTCCAGTCTCGTCTTTTACTAAATTAAAATCAATTAAGATATTACCCATTTCCGATTTCCTGTATTAGGCAAGCGTGGATTCTTGACCCCATAAAAAAAATATAAACCTGATCCACCAGATTTAAAGAAGGAAAGCTACTAACTTTATTACCGCTGTATCTCATCAAGCAGTGTAGCGTGCTTCGCTTTCCAGCGATGAAGTCATGGCAACCGCATTTAAAATATAAAAACGTTGACTCCATCACAAGTAAGCGAAGAGGGGATATGAAACCCCTCTTGCCGAAATATTAACTTTTTACAAATCTATAAAATCAAAATTTACAAGTCAATATCTTTCTCATTTTCAATAATTGCTGAAATGCAATTGACTAAAATATTTAGCATCAAGCAAAAGCAAATGAATAAAAAGACTATAAATAAAAGATGGTTTGTGAATGCTAGAGCCGTGCCGAATAATAATAAGATGATTGTTAAATAAAGTTTTTCCACCATATGTTTTATTTATTGTTAATATTTTTAATAATTTGTATCGCATCGTAAAGATTTCTTTGGAACTCTTCCGACTGGGCAAAAATGTTATTGCAGTGCTTGTTTTCGTTGAGTAAGATAAAATTTAGGTCAAATTTTATTTTTCTGTAATTAAAACTAATATAAAAATCATTGGAATAAATTGCCACATTAAACGTAGTTTTTTCTTTTAAATAAAAAAGAAGATGATTCAAACTCGCCCCGCCCAACTCTTTCTTGATCTCGATTTGTATTTCTTTTAAGTCTTTCATAAGTTTTATTTATTTTTTTTATAATATTTAAGAAAAGTCAATATTAGTGCTATTTTAATACACGCAAATAATAAAATAAGGGCTGAAGAAGGAGATATATTTACTATTATTAATATTAAAATAAATATTACCCAAAGTTTTTCCATATTAATTCTCCCAATTAGTTGACAAATGATAAGTGCAGTTTTTACACTTCACTTTAAATTCGTTGATTTGATTTTGTGCGTGTTGAATCGCTACAGCA